GGCTGGCCGCCGTCTACGGCGCCCATGGTGACGGGGAGGCAGTAGCCACCATCCGTTCGGGGAAAAGGGCCTTTGAAGACGTGAAGCTCCGGTTCCGCGCGCTGTGGCGGCGGCTCGGCGCGGGGCTCGACGGCGGCTCCTCGTTCACGGACGCCGACGCCTGGTACTGCGTGCTTGAGGGCACCGCCGAGGCGTCGGTCGCGGAGGCGCAGGCACGGGCGCTGACCGACCTGCTCGCGTGCCACGCGCTGCGCGGTGACCGGGAGATCCTGCTTTGCGTTGATGAGTTCTCCGCCGTGTCTCGGCGGCTGCCGATCTGGCGGCTGTACGAGCGGGCACGGTCGCTCGGGCTCGCGGTGCAGGTGTCGGCGGAGACGTAGCCTTACGAGGTACGGTAACTCCATGAGAGCCGGTCTATACGAAAGAGTAAGTACAGGTATCAGGGATGTTTCGCTCTCGCGCTCGATAGAGCAGCAGAACGAGGCGGGCGCAGGCGCAGTCACGCGCTACGGGTGGGTAGTGGCCGACCGCTACCCCGAGCCAGGGCTGAGCGCGAGCCGCTACGCGCGCAAGAGCCGTCCGGAGTGGGAGCGGCTCCGGGCCGACGTGCGCGGCGGACGCCTTGACATCGTGGTGCTGTGGGAGCCAAGCCGGGGCAGCCGCGAGCTAGAGACCTGGGCCGGATTTCTCAACGACTGCCGCGCTCACAACGTGCGCATCTATATCGCCAGCCACGACCAGCTCTACGACCTCGCGAACGGAAGGGACTGGCGGGCACTGGCAGAGGATGGCGTTGACAGCGCGTACGAGTCGGAGAAGACCAGCGGACGGGTACGGCGCGGCGTCGCCGCTGCGGCGCTCCGTGGCGAGCCCTACGGCCGCATCCCCTACGGCTACAAGCGGCGCTACGAGCACGACCCCACCCACCCGAAGATGCGGCGGCCGATCCAGGAACCAGACGAGACGGAAGCGCCGACCGCTCGCGAGATCATCACCCGCCTGTCGCGAGCGGACAGCGTCTCCGGCATCATCTACGACCTGGCGCAGCGCGGCATCACGCGGCGCGACGGGGAGCCCTGGGCGCACTCTTCCATCATCCGCATGGTGCTTGAGGGCGTCGTCTACATCGGGAAGCGGAGGCACAACAGCGGCGAGCTACTAGCCGGTAACTGGCCGCCGCTGGTGGATGAGGACGTGTACTGGGCCGCCGTCGCCGTGCTCCGCGATCCCGCGCGGAAGGCCGCCGCCACGGCGCGCGGCGGTATCCGTCCGGGCGCGGCCCGGTGGCTGCTGAGCTATATCGCTACCTGTGCCCGGTGCGGCGCTCAGCTCACCGTTACCACCAACCGGCGGCGGAACGGCGTCCCTGAGCCGCAGTACCGATGCGGCGGCAAGAACTCCCACTGCTATGCGCCGGTTGAATGGGTGGACTGGCTGATCGGGGAAGCCGTCGTGCGGTGGTGCGCCCAGCCCCACGCCTACGCAGAGATAACCAAGGGGAGCGACCGCGACGCCGTCGCCGCCGCAGACGAGGCCACCGCCGAGCGGCAGCGCCTGGCGACCTTCACCGCGCAGGCCATCGCGGGCACCCTCACCGCGACCGCCTACGCGCGCATAGCCACCGGCATTGAGGCGCGCATCGCTGAGCTAGAAGCCCGCGCCGCGCAGCGCGGCGCACCCGCCGAGCTCCGGGCGCTGGCCGGGGAGCGCGGCGCACGCGAGGCCGACATTGCCGCGCGGTGGCTCGCTATGCCGACGGCCGCGCGTCGCTCCGTCATCCGGAAGATTGCTGCTCCTACGCTCGCGCCGACCGGGCGCGGCGGCGCGCTGCTTAGCCCGCATCGCGTAAAGCCGAACTTCGCAGTTCCGCTTGCCGCGGCCGATTTCTTGCTACAGCCATTGCTCCCATTGCCCGCAATTCTTGCCGCGTAGCTACTTCCGAATTCTTGCCTTTACTTTTCGATATCTGGGCAGGTAGATCCGTTGTAGCGAATTGCGCCGTTCCGAGGTAAATTTAATTACGTTGCCGCAGGGCGCAATTCGGAATGGAAGTGATATGAGCACTATTCGGCCGCAATCTGCGACCATTACCAGCGTACCCAGTAGCCTAACCGTCGTCACGCTTATTGCCGCTGGCGCGGGGGTTAAAGGCAGGATCGTCTATAACGGCTCGACCGCAATTCTGTACCTCGCGTTCGGCTCGGGTGCGTCATCGACGAACTACACGGTGCAGGTGCCGGCGGGCGGCACGTACAGCTTCGAGGGCGGGGCTGCCATATATGGCGGTCTGGTTACCGGCTTGTGGGCCGCCGCGAACGGCAGCGCTCTAGTGACGACCTGGTAAGGAAGAGGAAACGATGGGCAGGCCACTGGGTCACAAGCTATCGCAGGAGACCAGAGACCGGATGAGCGCTAGCCACCGACAGCGGCAGGCGGGGGCGATTTTCGCCAAGAATATGGTAAAGGCCGCGAGCCGGGGCGACATGGTGGAGATTTACGCGCTCCTTGACAATTACGTCGCCGAGCAGGGCCACCCGCTAACCGACGAGCAGATTGTAAGCCTGGCCAGGGCCCTCCTCGACAATCTGCACGATAAGGAGACTTTCAGCCGCGCGCTGTCTGAGTCGGGAACGTACGGCCGAATGATGCAGAACATCAGCCCTACCGAGCGCATGAGCGCAAGGGAATATCTCAATGCCCAGCACGAGCGCGGGCGATAGCGCGATCTGGGGCCGGGGGAAGGTTCCGGCCCCAGACATTCCGCGAGGTACTACTCCGAGGCAAGGAGCAGGAGGAACTCCCAGTGCCTAGGCTCAATACTAGCTTCTACGCGGAGAAAGTAAAAGTCCCCAGCGTATTCGGTGCGGGGCGTAATGCGGGGTGGGCTAGTACGGTAGGAGACGGCCACGCGTGCGCCCGGATGATGGGTGCGCGGCTCGCCGCTCACTCGCAGATAAGCATGGAATTCCGGCGTGGTACGGAGAGATGGGCAGCATACGATATCGCCGTCGATCTGGTGGCTCTAGCGGCTGCGGGGCACACCGGCCTGATGGAAGCGGTGGAGAGCGTTTACTCGGTGTACTGCCAGCACGTGGGAATGCGCAATGGGTCGAGGGTCAAGGCAACACGCCTATGGACCGACGCCGTAACGGCCGCCATAGCGGAAACCGGCCGTGCCCTCCCTCCGCGTGATCCCTGCGCAGACCGGCCACGCCTCACGGTGGTGCACCGATGAGCGCCACGCGCATGGAAGATCTGACCTTCGCTCGGCAGCTCGTCAAGCTGGGAATGCCGGTGTTCACGGCGCGGCTCGACGCGGCCGGCAATCCGACGCCGCCGCCCCGGTGGCAGTTGACGAAGCCGGATCTCTCGCTCGTGCGCCCTCCGGCCCCTGGCCGCGCGCTGTGTGCGGTAACCGGCGTCGTCTATGACGTGATCGACGTGGACCCCCGCAACGGCGGCACCGAGAGCTTCAAGGCCCTGGATAAGGAACTCGGCGACGACGCGCCAGAGGTGTACTGGGAGGTTAAGACGCCCTCGGGCGGGCGGCACCTGTATATCGCCTCGCTCGGCATCGCGAAGGCGACCGGCTTTATGCCGGGGCTCGACCTACAAGCGGGAGATGCCGAAGGCAAGGGCCGCGGCTTTGTGTTCTTGCCGCCTACCGTCCGCCCGAGCAAGGTCACCGGCGAGCGCCGCGCCTACCGGGCCGCCGGGGTGCCCGCCCCCGTCCGGGCGGGCGACGTGAGCGGTGTCCGGTTCCGTGGCCTACTTGGCCGGGGCGTGGGTGGGCGGGACGCGGGCGGTACCGGGACCGGCCGCCCCGACCCGGACGCCCTCCGGGCCGCCGCGAGGGAGGCAACCCCGGGCGGGCAGCGGGCCGCGCTGCTGGCCTACGTACACGAGCTGGAGAGGAGGGGCTATGTGGCTGAGGACGTTGTACGCCTAACGCTTGGCCTCGCCCACGACATGCCGACGTATGACGCGCGGCGGCCGTGGCGGGAGAAGGACGTTCGCGGCCTGCTCCATAAGCCGGGGCAGGTCAAGCCGGATGCGAGCGGCGAAGAGGCAGCCGAACTCGAAGAGCTGCGGACAATCGGCCCACGGAGCACTAGTGCACGCCAGCGCAGGGAAGCCCGCGAGGACGAGGCCGCCTACCGCACCGAGCGGCGGCGGCGCAACGTTAAGGCACGCGCCGACGCGGAAGACCGCGCAGCGGTTGGGGATGCGGGGCTGTTTGATCCGGTTGACCTGCTGGCCGTGGAAGATCCGCCGCCCCTGCGGCTGGGGGCCGAGGGGATTTTCCCGCTTGGCGCGGTGAGCTCGCTTATCGGCACCCACAACACCGGCAAGTCACCGCTGATCGCCTATACCGGATTGCGGCGCGTACGGGCGGGGTGGGAAAGCGGCGAGTGCTTCGGAATCTACGAGCAGGAAATGGGGCCGGTCAAGTTCAAGCGGCTGCTCATGGAGCTAGGGGCTACCAAGGCGGAGATTGCGAGGTTCAAGTATTACAGCGACATGACGAAGCCGGTGGACCTGGTACGGAACGGGCGCGCTCTCTGCTCGCGGGCGTGGGCGGACGGATGCCGCACTATGGCGTATGACTCGCTGATCTCAATGCTCGCGGTAAGCGGGCTCGACGAGAACAACCCCGTTCAGGTACGCAGTTGGTTTGACGCGGCAGCGCGCCCGATGACACTGCTTGGCGGCGCGGCGATCGTCGTTGACCACTCGGGCCTGGGCGATGCGGGTCGTGCTCGCGGTACGAGCGACAAAGACCGCGCCGTTGACTTTGTGGCGGTCATGAAGGTGGTCGCGGGGCGCGTCGGTAAGCGCGGAGTCTCGGGCGAGTACGAGCTTCAGTGCACAAAGGACAGGGATTCCCGGTTCATCGGGGACTCAATGAAGGTGATGCATGAAGCGCATGACGGCGGCATGTTCACGTATGAGCCTGCCGGATGGAATGACGAGCTAGAAGGCATTGGCGACTCACCCACGCAAAGCAGGATTCACGCCCGTATCGCCGATCTAGGCCGAACGGTTACGGTCCGGGAGATGGCGGACTGGCTAGACATGGAATACGTGGCGGTCCGTTCGGCCATGATGCGCGGGGCGAACGGTCCAGATCCGGTATTCGTCAAGGTAGGACGAGGCAAGTACGAAAACCGTTCGGCCGACCGTTCGGCCTAACCGTTCGGCCGAACGGTCACAGGCGGGAAACCGTTCGTTCGGGGCGCTCCCTTAAGGAGCGCCCCCGAACGGTTCGCCGCGACCCAAACGATACGAGAAGGAGAAGCAGAAGTGAGAAGATGGGTCATTATCGGATTCTGCGCTATCGCCGCCACGGTCATATCCTCCGAGGCGTATGCGGCGGTGAATCCTGATGCTAGTGCTAGAGGCCCGGCGGTAATGCGGTGGGGGTGTGAGTGGGTGCCCGCTATGGCTGCCCCGGACAATGGGTGGGTGGGCGGCGCAGGTAGCGTCACGGTGACCGCCTCTAACGTGGGCGGGGGTGACGCGCACGTCGGGCGGGTGACGGTTGACTTTACCGACGGGACTACCGGGGCTCTCCTGGGGCAGCAAAGCGTGGAAGTGGGGGCCGATGTCCGTCCGGGATCCTCCGCTCGCGTTAGCGTCCCGGGCACTGTAGGTGAGCATATCGGGAGCGGTGGCTATGGATATGCAGATTGGTGCGGCATAGACCATTAGGGGTTAGGGTTTAGAACCGGATCATTAGCCGGGTAACGAAAGAGTAGCACTCAAACTGCTACCTGCGCCGTGTTAGAAATCGGAAAAGTTACAGGAGACAAAATGCTAGGACCAAATGCAGAACTAACCGCCCTGCTCCGTGCAGAAAGCAAGAAGGTATGGGATGGGTACAGCCCCAGTACCGCCCTGGTCACCCCCAGCGCGCACCAGGGCGACGAGCCGGTGTACGACGGCCCCGCACTGGACGAGCTACAGCGTCGCAGAGACGCCTACCGCCTAGCGGCCGACATACTCGGCGCCACGGCGGAGGCCGACGTAGCCGCGCCGGAGCCCGCCCTACGGCCCTCAGGCGCGGCGACCGCGTAAAAGCGGCTAATTTCGGTCGCTCCGCGTGGCGCGCGAGCCCCCTAGCGGACGCGAGAGAGCCCGGTACCGCCCCACGCGGGTACCGGGCTCTCTGCGGTGGTGCTATCGCCAATCGCTCCGCTCGGGCTTGGGCAGGTGGTCGGTGGGCCAGCCGGTCTTGGGGGTTGACAGGTGGTGAAGCTGGTTGGCGATGAGGCGCGCGACGACCGGGCGCATTTCCTCAGGGACGCGCTCGGCGACCAGCGCCCCCGCTGCGGTGATGATGGCCAGGTCGATCTCCTTGCGGTAGTCGGTGGGGGTCTTGGCCTTGGGCTGCTCCTCGCTCGCGACGGGCTGCGGGGCGACCGGCGGGGCCGGGGGCGTGATGGGCGGGGCGGGCTTGGCGGCGCGCGGCTTACGGGTACGGGTGGTCTTCGCTGCGGTGGTGGTGGTCTCGGTCATTGTCTTACCTTTCTCGAACTGGTTTTCGAATCTAGGACTAGTCTACGCCATATGCATACGTATGGCTACATAAAGTTACGACTGCCGAAGGTAGGCGTAGACGGTGGTGCGGTGGACGCCGACCGTCTCGGCAATCTCCTGCACGGTGTGGAGGCGTCGGCCGCGCTCGTCGCTCGCGGCGTACATGCGGGTGACCGTGCGCCGCTGGGCGCTGCTGAGCTTCGGCTTGCGCCCGCCGTTATGGCCCCGCGCCCGCGCGGTTGCTAGTCCATCCATCGTGCGCTCACGAATGATGTCCTTCTCAAACTCGGCGATCGCCGCTAGCACATGAAACATGAGCTTGCCTGCTGGGGTCGTGGTATCGATGGCCTGGTCTAGGACGAGCAGGTCGACCCCTCTTGCCTGGATATCGTTGACTACGGCTATCAGGTTGCGCACGCTCCGGCCGATACGGTCAAGGCGCACTACGACGAGTACGTCGCCCGCGCGTAGCGCCGTTAGGCACTTATCCCATTCCGGCCGAGACGCCGCGCTCCCCGTGTACACGTCGCTGTAGATACGCTCGCAATCCGCGCTACCGAGCCGGTCGCCCTGGGGGTCGTATGTCTGGGTGGTAGTGCTCACGCGAGCATAGCCAATTCTCATCCGCTGTTCTCCTTTCCGTTCGAACGTATGTACTAATCGTAGCGTAAACGTCACGCTATGGATATAGCCCTACGTAGATATCCCTACGCGGTTTCGCTACGAGTTCACCAGGGCGAATGGCCCTCCCGAGCGGAGGGCGCAGGCGTAGTGCAAACGGCCGTATTCGCTACGGCCCTTCGGCTGTTCAGTCCCGCAGAATGGCGATTATTCTTCTCGGTATTGGTTATACCCTGGAACAATTCAAAAACTGCAAAAACTACAAAACGACGCGGGAAATGCGAGTAAATGCACTCGCAGAGCGAATAGCGAAACCTCTGCGACAGAGTTACTATATAAAGCGGGAGGAGAATTCCCTTGTCTAATGAAGTAGAAATTCGCATCACCGCGTCCGACCTATCCGGCCCCGCTTTCATGTCTGCGCTGGGACGCCTCGCCGCGCTCAAGGCCGCAGCCGACGCCGTCAAGTTCGGCGGTATTGATACAAGCCTGCTTTCGTCCAGCCTTACGAATCTGAGATCTAAGCTACAAAGCCTTGGCATTGCCGACATCGCGGACATTAATGTCCAGCCCGGCAGGATTATGACGCAGCTACAGCTCATTAAGCGGCTCATCGGCCAGGCCGGGATTTCCGACGTTCTCGACTTCAACGTCAAGGACAGCGCCCTCGCTGACCAGCTCGCGAAGATACACGGCCTTACAGAGACGATCCCGGTCAGCTTCGACATCGGCAAGCTTCCGACCTCCATGCCGGCACAGAACATCTCCGACAAGTTCAGCATCCAGGGTCTTGATACCGCATCCCAGCTGCTCGACCAGGCGAAGATGCAGACGGACTTGTTCTCCCAGGCCCTCGCTCACCTACAAAGCGAGAAAGACGCCCTCATTGAGGACATCAATCTAGGACTAATCCCGAGCCTAGCCAGGACCAACACGACCACGCAGACGACCACACGCACCTTTGGCGGGTGGGGCGGCATCCTCACGGGCACTATTGGCGGCATCGGACTGTGGCATCTGGCGCTCGACGGTGTGCTCGAAAGCACTATTGCCCTCGGGTCCGCCGCCGCGGCACTGACCATTGGCATTGCGACGATGGTGCCCACCGCCCAGGACATCTATACGCATCTCCAGGCGGTCAGCGCGGTCAACTCGGCGCTCGGCGCTCAGATTCCCCCGCTGACCGGCCAGTTTGACGCGCTAGCAAGCGCGATGGCTCCGCAAACCATCGAGGCGTACGGCGGCGCGCTGAACCTGGTCAACACGAACGGCGGCACGCTCGCGAAGATCGCGGGCGAGGTGGTCACGGGTCTTGACGATTGGATTGCGAAGCTCGACCTCTGGTCCAAGGGCCAGAACGGTTTCGGCGTCATACTCCAGAACGGCGTTGGCTTCCTGCACCAGTTCGAGGGGATCGTCAATAGTGTTGGCGTCTCCCTCGCGAACCTGGTCAAGGCGGACCCGGGAACGGCGCACTTCCTGCTTGACGTCGTCGGCGGCGCGGCCAAGCTACTCGAAGTCGTAACGAGCCTTCCCACCCCGATTCTGGCATCCGGACTAGCGCTTCACTCGTTCCTCCTTTGGGGCGGTGCTGCGATCGGGGTGATGGGTAAGCTGCCTGGCCCGCTCGGTGCAGCTGGAAAGGCGGCCACCGAGGCCGGTGGCCATTTCGGAGCGGCAGCCGGGGCACTCCGCCTGCTCGCTACGTCCCCCTGGGCCTGGGCGGCGGCCGGAGCGACGGCGCTCGGAGTGCTTGCCTACGAGGGCACGCAGGCGGACAGCGCGACGAAGGGATTCATTGACAACCTGAATGCCGGGCTGGCGAACGAGAAAGCCAGCCAGGCGATTGGGCAGATCTCCGTGGACATAGGCGAGATTAGCCAGAAGATGCAGGGTCTGAACTCGTCGAGTTTCACGAACATGGGTATTAGCTTCTCCACGGCGGGCCGCCAGATGGTCGCCACTTTCGACGCGGCTAAGAATGCAGCCTCTGACTTCGGTTCCCCTGGTTTCTGGGGTAGCGTGGGGCGGCTCATCGAGGCACCGTTTACCACGGGTGCAGCGTCAGCCGTCGAGTACCAGAACGACATTAACAAGCTGAATAGCGGCCTCGCTGCCCTCGTTGGACAGCAGGGCAATCTATTCGCTGAGACCGGCGTCCTGATGAAGCAGGGCTACAGCTACTCCCAGTCGCTCGCGCTAATGGACATGGCCGGTGTGAAGGCCGGAGACAGTTTCGCCCTCATGCAGCAGAAGGTGGCCAACCTCGTTACCGGCTACCAGAACCTGGTGGCACAAGGCGGAATGCTCAACAATGCCGTGAACGCGGTTACCTTCGCCAGTGAGCTACAGGGTTCTAAGGTATCCACGCTCAACCAGGGCTGGGATTCGTTCATGAGCACGATCACCGGCGGCGCGAGCGCCTTTACCGGCTTCGCGCAGCAGGTAATCGGCCTGTACCAGTCGCTCAGCTCGGGGGGCGTGAAGCTCTCCGATAGCAGCGGCAAGGTGAGTAGCTCCCTGGCCCTGCTCGCGAGCACCGCCGGGGGCACCGCCGTGAGCATGACCGGATTGAACTCGGCCTCCCTGCTTGCGCAGCAGACATTCATCGCCTCGGCCAACTCGGCGAACTCCCAGATGGACGCGCTAACGACGCTGGCCGCCGCTGCCGGGCTGGGAACGACCGGCACCGACCTCCTCGCCCGAGCCAACAAGGATCTGGTGTCTGCGCTGCTCCCGGCCGCCGCGCAGTCCTCGACCATGACGACGATTCTGTACGCGCTCGCGCAGCGCGGCGGCTATACCGGGGCGGACAGCTTCCAGCAGCTATCGAAGTGGGTCGGGAACACCCGGAATCCGATGCTCGACCTCCAGGGCGTCGTCGGCACGCTGACGACCGCGGCTGGGAACCTGACCACCGACGTACAGAACCTGTCCACCGCGCTCGGTACCACGCTAAACAACGCTATGGCCACGGCCATCTTTGACGCTTCCGGCGGCCAGAAGACCTTTGACAACTTCGCGACGGCCATCCTGACCACTGGCACGAACAGCTCCCAGACGCGCGGGGCCGCGCTCTCGCTGGCCGACGGGCTCTATCACCTGACCGGCAACGTGGGCGACGCCCGGAGCGAATTTGAATCCTTCGCGCAGAAGGGGCTCGGCCTTACCGCGACCCAGGCCGACTCCCTGTGGAAGACGACTCTGCCCGGCCTCCAGAGCGAGATAAACAGCCTGCACGGGAAGACCATTCCGGTCGACGTGACGGCGACCGCGCAGGGCACCCTGAACGCCATCGCGCACCTGCCCGGCCAGAACCCGGACGCCTCTTCCCTGGTCTTCTCCGCTGCGGGCGGCCCGATCGTAGGACCCGGAGGGCCAACGGCCGACCGGGTTCCGGTCATGGCCAGCAATGGCGAATTCATGATGCAGGCGAGCGCCGTCAACAAGTACGGCACCGGGATGATGAGCGCGATCAATGCGGGCAGGTTCGCGAGCGGCGGATTGATCAACTTCGACCAGCCGGGGAGCTGGGCCGCCAGCAATGAGGGCAACTGGGGCACGCATATATCCCAGTGGTGGGCGCAGCAGGCCGATAACGCTTTCCAGTCGGCTGCAAAGGCCGCCGCCGTGACGTACGCAAACCAGGGGACGGCGTCGGCTGGCCCGGGCGGCGGGTCTCCGGCCGCGAACTACGCGCTCGCCCAGGCGCTTTACCCGCAATACAAGGGGACGTCCGTTATGGCGGCCTGGAATAACGTAGCCATGCGGGAGAGCGGATGGAACCAGTTCGCCCGTAATGCTAGCTCCGGGGCGTATGGGATCCCGCAAGCGCTCCCGCCGACCAAGATGCCATTCGCCGCGCAGGCGGCGGGCGGATCCAACCCCACCGCTCAAATTGAGTGGATGTGGAACTACATGGCATCCACCTACGGCGGCCCGATTGGCGCCTGGCAGCACGAGCTGAGCGCGGGCTGGTATGACAATGGGGGCATTCTAAAGCCGGGTCTCACGCTCGCGTATAACGGCACGGGGCAAGACGAGTATGTATCCCGCGGTGGCCCGGGAGTTCACATAACGCTGGAACTCGGCGACAGCTTTAAGCAGGCCGGGCTGACCGAACAACAACTTGAAGATATCCGGTACACGGTCCGTACCAAGGGCGGCGGAAACGCTCAGCAGGCATTCGGGAGGAACTAATGGAAGACGAGGAACCGCAGGACATTACCTGCGCGGGCGGTATCAGGCTACAGCTCGGCGCGGGAGTGCCGGAAGTTACCCAGGAGGAAGACAGTGATGATTAGTACCGGCACCGTGAACTGGCACGCTCCGGCGGTGGTCGCGGTCAACCGCGCTCGCGCTCGGTACATGCTCAGCTCGCTTTCCCCGGAGCAGGTGAACCGGCTGCTAAACGGCCGGGGCCTGATCTTCAACGCGAACAACCCGCACTGGTACGACGCGGCCGTCAACGCCGTCTGCGCGCTGCTCAACAGCGGCAAGCTGATCATCTACACGGGCACGCAGCCCGCCGCCGACGGAGCAGTGACCGGCACCGTGCTCGCGACGCTCACCTTCGGCGCCACCGCGTTCGGGGCTAGCTCCTCGGGCACGGCCACGGCCAACGCGATCACGTCGGGCACCGCAGGCAACACCGGCACAGCCGGATATCACGGGCTCCTAGAAAGCAACGGCACGACGGTGGTAGCGACCGGCTCCGTCGGCACAAGCGGCGCGGACCTGAACTTCAACTCGCTATCCATCTCAAGCGGCGCAACCGTCTCCTGCTCTGCGTACACGGTTACCGGCGGATAACGGCTGAGCGTCAGACGGGGGTGAGCTATGGCGATTACCGTCGTCCAACATGCGCAGAACCACACGACGAGCTCGACCGGCACGGCTACCTCGGTAAGCGTAACGGTAAGCAGTACGGGTTCCGGTAACACCTTGGTCGTAGCCATTTCCGTAGACAACGGGACGGTTTCAACGGTCAAGCTAGGCGGCTCAGCGGGTAATTTCTCCTCGCTGAAATCAATCGGAGGATTCGGTAACTGTACGGCAGATATTTGGGCTGATCCGAACTGTGCCTCGGGACAGACTACGGTTACCGTAACGACTACGGGTGGATACTTTATCGGTGTTGATGTTTACGAGTTCTCGGGGCTTGGAACCGCTGTACTGGACCAGTTCTCAACGGGGACAAATACCGGTGGGCTAACCTCATGGTCATCCGGAACGACAGGTGCAACTGCTACGGCAAGCGAAGTCTGGGTTGGCGTTGGTTTCTGTAGTTTCAACACCACAGGTCCCGGAACGATCGCTGGCCCGTCCAGCCCCTGGACTAACGAAACATCCATATCTGTCAATAATGGATCCACATGGTCTGATGCTCACGTCTCTGGCTACCAGATCACATCCTCGACAGGGACGGCAACGTATAGCGGAACAGACTCGGGTGCTGGGGGTTCTTCTCCGTACTGTTCCGTCGTCGTTACGCTTAAAGCTCAGGTAAATACCACAACGACCGGCGCAATGACGCTTCGTCCGTCTCTCGCGGGCAGCGGACTCGGCGGCAATACGACCACCAGCGGCGGCATGACGCTCAAGCCGTCTGTGCTCGGCACCGATATCGAGACGTTCACCGGGTCCGGCGGGGTGAAGCTCGGCCCGTCGCTGTCGGGCACTATCACGCAGGGCTTCCCGTTCCCGCAGGAACCGCTCGCGCAGAAGATCGAGTTGCTGCTGAACGGCACCTGGACGGACATTTCCAATTACGTCTACCAGCGCGCCGACATTGTGATCCAGCGGGGCAAGCCGAACGAGACCACCGGCATGACGCCCAGCTCTATGACGCTCACGCTGAACAACCGGGACGGCCGGTTCACTCCGGGGAACACCAGCGGCGCGTTCTACCCGTTCATCGGGCGCAACACCCAGATCCGGGTGTCCGCACAGACCACACCGATCTTCTCCGCGCTCGCGTATCGCTTCTGGGGCGAGGTCAGCGAGTGGCCGCCCGCCTGGGACAACACAGGGAACGACGTCTACGTCCAGGTCACTGCCGCCGGGTGGCTGCGCCGCCTCCAGCAGAGCGCGAAGATCGGCTCCCCGCTCGCGCAGTACATCGCGGGCCTGACCGGGGCAGCCGCTCCCCTCGGATTCTGGCTGTGCGACGACGCGAGCGGCGCGTCTCAGTTCGCCTCGTACCTCGCGGGCGGCAGCGCCATGACGTGGACCGGGACCCCGACCCTGGCAGCCGACACCGCGTTCGCCGGGATCGGCGCTATCGCCCAGTTCAAGGGGTCCGCATGGACGGGTACCCCTGGGAGTTTCAGCTCTGGCACGGTTACCTATACCACCCCCGGTACATATGTCATCACCATCCCTGGCGGCATGACTTCCATTTCCTCTGTCGAGTGCTGGGGTGGTTCAGGTGGTGGCGCTGGAGTTGATAATCAATTCCCGATGCCTCCGGCTGCCAGCGGAGGTAACGGTGGAACGAGCAGCTTCGCGGGCGATGCCGTTACCGTTACCGCGCATGGCGGCCAAGGGGCCGTCGCGAACAGCGCGGCGAACTCGCCCGGAGGAACTGGCAGCACTAACACCACACACCACGACGGAGGCGCTGGATACGGTGCCAATGTTATTGCAGGCGGCGGTGGTGGCAGCTCCGGCGGCTCTTCATCGGCCGGCAACGCTGCCACCAGCAGCACGGGTGCTGCGGCCGTCACTGGCGGAGGACCTGGCGGTAATGGGGGCACATCATCTGGAGTTGGCGGCTCTTCGCCGTCTTCTGGCCCTGGCGGCGGCGGTGGCGGCGGATATGGAGTGGCAGGTCCCGGCATTGATGGAGGGCCAGGCGGAGGGGCAGGCGAGTACTCCAAGGAAACATCCGTTGCCGTTACTCCGGGCAACATCTACACCGTCACGGTAGGAGCCGCTGGTGCCGGAGGTGCCGGCTCATTTGCGAACGGCGCAAACGGGTGGGCCGGACAGGTCACCCTCACCTACTCGCCCGTGACGACGCCGTACGCCAATGTCCTGCGTTTCTTGCTCGATGTTCCGAGTACCGGCGGGGTCGCCGGTGCCATCTATGGCCAGTTGCTCACTTCCGGAACAATCGCCAAGGTCAACGTCGTCTACGGGACGGGCGGCACGCTTCAGGTTATCGGCTATAACATCGGGGGCGGCGCGCTGTTCACCTCCACGGCGGCCGGGTCGTACAACGGCGTCCCGATTGTTGTGTCCGTCGAGCTCACGCCGAACGGCACCGGAGTTAACTGGGCACTTAAGACCATTCCGCCGGGGATCGGAATGTCTGCGACTACGGTGGCTTCCGGCACTGCAGCGAGCGCATCGATCGGTGCCATGAACACGGTCAACGCGAATCCGGGCGGTACCGAGACCGGAGCGGTTGGCGCTGGAGGGTACATAGTCCAGGGCGTCGTGACATCCCTGCCCGACTTGGCCAGCGCAGTCTCTGGGTACAACGGCGAGCACGCGGCCGATCGGTTCACCCGGCTGTGCGCCAGCGCCGGTATCACCGCCACGCTCGTGGGCACCAATACCGACACGCCGCAGATGGGGCCGCAGACGGACGACACGCTGGTCAACCTGCTCCAGGGGATCGAGGACTTCGACCATGGGCAGATGTTCGAGGCGCGCGGGTTCTTCGGGATGACGTACCGGACCCGCAAGAACATGCAGAACCAGAGCCCGGCCGTCACCTACAGCTATACGAGCGGAGAGCTAGCGCAGCCGCTCACACCGACCGCCGACGACCAGATGACCCGCAACGATGTCACCGTGTCCCGCCAGGGCGGCAGCTCGGCGCGGCAGTACCTCGCTACGGGCGCGCTGAGCATCGCCTCTCCGCCGAACGGCGTGGGCGAGTACACCTACTCACTGACCGCCGCCGCGTTCGCGGACTCGCAGCTCAGTAACTGCGCACTGTGGATCATGACGGTGGGGACCGTCGCCGGGAACCGCTACCCGGCGATCAATGTCGACCTGGCTCGCTCGGCCGCCCAGGCGAACTACACGAAGACCGCTGCCATGGATGTCGGGGATTACCTTCAGGTAACCACGCCGCCCGCGTTCGCGGAGTCATCAGCGATCAAGGAACTGGCGTTCGGGTTCACAGAGACGCTGAACGCCTTTAAGCGCACACTCGCGATTAACGCGGTGCCAGAGATCCCGTACGAGGGTGGAGGGCTGCCGACATGGTGAACCCGGAGCGCCAGGACATCAACCAGCTCAAGCGCGAGGTGGCGCAGCTCCGTGGCGAGCTGGCCATGCTCCGCAGCGCCCTTGCGCTTGGCCCCGACGAGACCCTGGCATCGATGGCCGGGCGAATCCGCAGGCAGCTTGACGATGCGGGCACGGTGTCCCAGCAGGCGATGAACAATATCTACGTCCTGTTCCAGAACACAGTGCTCCAGAGCAACAGGTCAGATGCGCATGATCAGCGGATCGCCGCTCTAGAGCACGGGAGCTCGCCGCAGATCGCTGCATTGATTGCGCGGTTCCAGCGACAGGTCGATACCTTGCAGCAGCAGTCAGACGTCATCGACACTGCCGGGGGCCTGTCGCTATCGATGGGTATAGCAGGATCGGGGAACGCCAGCAGTTCGCCGCAGATCCCTCCCGTAACTACAGCTGGCTAGGATGGCCGTAGCGTGGTCCGGGTCGGGTTCGGCCGCTTAGTACCGGGGCGCGCTCCCCGGCCACGCCCGGACCAAGGCGGCCACGGCTAGCCGGTCGGCTCGCCCGCGTCCCGCTTTACGAACGTACCGCGCCCGCTGACCGTGACCACTAGGCCCTCGTCCCGCAGCTTACGGATCGCCTTGCGGATGGTCACCGGAGCCAGCCCGGTCTCCTCATGGATAGTGCGCTCCGAGGGCATGCGCCCGTTGAGGTCGCCCGTGCGAATCCGCTCGCGAAGACTGTCCGCAAGCTGCACCCATGGCGGCCGCGGGTCGTCCTCGTCGATCATGTTGCGCACTGTATAACGGCAGGTCGGAGCGCTCTCGGCCACCGTTAGCTATGGCGCGCTATAGCGCGCTACCCTAGCCGTATGAAGCCGGTCGGAGGTAGCCCTCACTGGCACAGCGCGTTCGAGGGCATGAGCGACACAGCGGTACTACAGCAGATGGCTGCCGCGCTAATGCGGCAGTACGTCGCACCCATGGGCAGCATCGAGCGAGCCCTTGCCAAAGCTGCCTACAATGTGGCCAAAGACGAGGTGGAGTACCGCGCGTACCTCTACGTCGTCGCACGGATCGAGGAGATCCGGGCGGAAGAGGGCCCAGACGTGTGACCTAGATCACAGTACCCTTTAGCGCTAGATAGGCGCGCAGTCGTGGGAGGGCCTGGCCGGCTCCGAGGACGAGCGGCAACGGGTGGCCGCGACCGCCGAGGGCGGGATCTGGCTGCTGCGCACGCCCCGGCCGTCACCGGTGGCGGAGCTGGCGGGGACCTCGCCGTCGGTCGACACCTCGCGGCGGTTCTCCGGCGCGGGCGCGTGGGCTGGCGACGGGCTGTCGCGGGCCAGGCGCGCGCCGGTGCTCGACGGGGACCTGGTGCGGCGGCTCGAGGTGGGGCAAGTCTGCTACGTGTACCGCGGCGGCGTCACGTTCCTGCAGATCAAGCGGCTGACCGGCCGGCAGGCGGCGATCGGGCGCGGCCACGGGGCCGGCGCGCACGCGCCAGGGGGAGCTGAGCCGGCCACGGTGCCGCTGCCCGTCGGCGGCGCACCGTGGCCGGCGCCAGGGCCCGCGCTGCCCGACGCCGGCGAGGTGCTCGATGAGGCGTTCGGTGAGCTCCGTGAGGGATGACCCGTTCGCGGCGCTCGGCCTCCCGGCGCGGGCCGACCTGCCGGATGAGGAGGTGCGGGCGGCGTGGAAGCGGATCGCGGCCGCGACTCACCCAGACAGGGAGGAAGGCGGAGACGCGGCCAGGTACGCCGCGGCGGCGGCCGCATACGACGCGCTGAGGACGTCCTTCGGGCGGGGCGAGGCGCTCGCGGACCTCGGCCCGGGCGGGCGCGCCGCGGGTTTCCGCGGGCGCGCCGCGGGTTTTGGCGGGCGCGGCTGGCGGGTGGCGCTGCGCGCCGTCGCGGCCACCGGGGTGACGGCCGCCGCCGTGCTCGCCGCCGGCTGGACGCCGGCCACCGTCGGGCTGCTGGCCGGCGCGCTCACCTGGGTGGCCGTGACCAGCCGGCCCGGCCTGCCAGGCCGCGGGCGGCGGTTACGGTCCGGTGGCGATAGGGCGGGCGGGATCGGTGATCCAGTTCGACCACGAGCCAACGTAGAGGGCGGCGGGGATGCCGGCCAGCGTGAGGGCGAGGACCTCGTGCGCCGCGGTGACGCCCGAGCCGCAGTAGGCGGCCACCGGGC